CACTGAAACCACTATTGGTACACCAACAACACAAGACGATATGTTTATAAGATTTTCTGACCAAGAAGATATAAATGACTATACACCAACAGCAATAAACACTGCAGGGACTTTAAGATTACAAGATGGAACAAAAATTATAGGTGCTATAAAAGCAAAAGAAGTTATTTTAGTTTGGACTGATAATGCTTTGTACACAATGAAATTTATTGGTGCTCCTTTTACGTTTGGCTTAGAACAAGTGGGTACAAACTGTGGATTGATAGGTAAGAATGCAGTTGTAGAAATAGATGGAGCTGCGTTCTGGTTGAGCCCTAAAGGTTTCTTTTTATTTGATGGTACAGTTAAATCTATACCGTGTACTGTTGAGGATTTTGTTTACGATAACTTTGATACTACAAAAGGACAACAAGTATCTGCAGGATTAAACAATCTATTTACAGAAATAGTCTGGTCTTATCCAGCACAAGGATCTACATTTAACGATAAGTATGTAGTATTTAATTATGCAGAATCAGCAGGTGTGCCTGGTGGTGTCTGGTATACAGGGACAGAAGCAAGAACAAGTTGGATGGATGCAACAATATATAAAAATCCTTTTGCAACCAAATACAACAGTTCTGCAACAGGTACTTTTCCAGAAATCATAGGTGAATCTGGTTTAGGTCAAAGTATTTTATTTGAACATGAGGTAGGAACAGATCAAGTGAATCCAGATGGTACAACTACAACAGTGCCCTCTTTTATAGCATCCTATGACATAGATTTAGAAACAAGATCAAGAGATGCAAGAGGTAGAACATCTGGACCAAAAATTGCTGGTGAAGTATTTCTAGCTATGAGAAGATTTGTACCAGATTTTAAAACATTACAAGGTAATGCAAAAGTTAGTTTAAATGTAAAAAGATATCCACAACAAACAGAATCACAAACTGCACTAAGTCCTTTTACTATAACATCTAGTACAGATAAAAAAGATACAAGAGCAAGAGGTAGGTTTGTAAGTGTTAAAATAGAAAACGATGCAGTCAATGAGTCTTGGAGATTTGGAACATTGAGATTAGATTTACAACCAGATGGACGTAGATAATGGCTAAAGTAGTAGTAAGATTACCAGAACCAAAACAAGACTATGATGTCTCTAACCAAAAACAAATTAATAGAGCAATTACTTTAGTTGTAGAGCAATTAAACTCTACATTTTTAAACGAACAAAAACAAGATCAAGAAAGGTTTGCGTGGTTTAATGGCTAATATATATAATAATGCAAAAGTAGATTTAACTACTACATCGGAAACAACTTTATATACAACTCCTAGTAATTCTAGAGCGATCGTAAAATCTATTTTAGTGTCAAATGATGCTGGAAGTGCAGCAACAATAACAGTAACATTAACTAATGCAGCGAGTGCTGTATTTAGTTTATTTAAAGTTAAGTCAATAGCTTCTAATACTACCGAACAATTATTAACAGAACCTTTGATATTATTGGAAAGTGAGATATTGAAAGTTACTGCATCTGATGCTAATGAGTTACATGTTGTTGCATCATTATTAGAAATTAACAGAGACTAAGGAGAAAATATGGCATTCATAGAAGAAGGAGACGTAACATACACAATGATAAATGGTAAAAAAGTACCAGTTGTCAAATGTGAAACAGAGGTAGTTTTAAGAAATACTAAAACAAACAAAGAGTACAGTTCAGATAAAGAAGCAGAAGATGATATTGAAAACCCGTCTACTGATACTAAAAAAGAAGATGTCACGCGATCTTTAAAAATAAAAGTAGCTGCAATGCCGGTACTTGGCGCTGGATCTGATGAGAAATAATATTGTAAACCAAGGTAAACTTATATAAAATAGAACAATGGCAATAACTAGAGCACAACAAGTAAGACAGATGTTAGAAGAAGGTGGGATATTAGTTTCACCATCAATGGATGGTAAAAGAAAAGGTTATCGTTTTGGTTTTGATAGAGGAAAAGAAACAAAAGCAGATAAAGGCGTTGATAAAGGAGATGGTCCTAGTCAACGTCAAAGGGAGCAATCTAAATTTGAAGATCAGAGTTATTCTAATCCAAATAGATTTGCAACAAAAGAAGATGTTCGAGAGCAAGCTCGTGTTGGTAATCAAATAAAAGAAGGTGATTTTTTAAGTCCAGCAACTACAACTATTGGTGGTCAACAGTTTAATGTAATACCAGGTGATGATAGAAATGTTCAAGAAAGAATTTTTGCAGAAAACTTGCAAAAAAGAATAAATCAACAAAATAGAGATAAATTTATAAATACTAAAACTACTCCAAAACCACTCGGTTTCCCACTATTTGATGCGTCAGTAAATTTTGTAAATAAATTTTTACCCTCACAAGTTACTAGAAAATTTTATTACGATAACGTTAGAGGCAGAACAGTTACACTCCCAGATGGATCGGTAATAACTTTTGATGAGGATAATTATGATGAATATGATACTTTAAGAAAAGCAGGAGTAATTGGAGCGTATGGTAATACTGAAATGGGACAAAACGCTATTGATGCTCGTGGTGGACCTGATGATGGAGAGGGTGGTAGTGCTCTACCCGATGACCCTGGTGATGGTGATGGTGATAAGGATGACGATACAAACACAGGCGGCCTAGCTATTAGATTTAGAAAAGACGGTGGTAGAATTAATGCCATGGACGGTGGTATGATGAGTCCTGAAGGTGGGATCATGGACCTTGAAACAGGAAGACAAATGTATTTCTTAGGTAAACTAGTTAAGAAAGCAAGTAGAGCATTAAAAAAAATTACTAAATCACCTTTGGGTAAAGCAGCATTATTAGGTGGTGCTATGTATTTTGGTGGTGGTGGAGCAGGTGGATTTAGTGGTTTGTTAAAAAAAGGGTTATTAAAAAAAGGAGCAACTGAATTTACATTAGCTAATTTAAGTCCTATGAAAACAATAGGTCTAGCATCATTAGGTTCAGCATTTTTAACACCAGAGGAGGAAGAGGATGATGAACTTTACAGAGGTCCAGGTTTAGATATTAGAAAAATAAGAGAAAACCCGTATGATTTTCTAGGTCCTAATTTTGCCAATGGTGGTCGTATAGGTTTAAAAGATGGCAACGGTGTTGCTGATGAAGAGGCAGAGAATGCAAAATTTGTTAAACGTGTAAGAGAATTAATGGATGAAGGTTTTGACATGGGTGAGGCTGTTAAAGAAGCTATGAAAGAAGGTTACGCAGAAGGCGGTCGAACAGGTTTTTTTATGGGTAGTAAACTTCCACAAGGGTTAGCTTTAGTAAGACAAATGTTAAAATTTTTTTCTGAAGGTAGTAAGACAGGTAAAACTGGTTCTGAAATGTTAAAAATAGTTAACCCCAAACAATTTACAAAATACCTTGAAGATCCCAATACTTTATTTATGAAAGGATCTACTAAAGATGGTATTATGGCAAGTGATGTAGTTAAAGATTATGCTAGTAAAGTAAAAGGTGAAAGAGCAAAAATGATTGAAGACCTTCTTGGATCAGCAAAAAATATAAACAAAGCAAATAAATCTACTGAAAAATTTAAAAAAGAAATAATAGAAGAGATGATAAGTAAAGGTTCTAATAAAGAAGCAGCTGAAAGTTCAGCGGAAATTTTGTCAAGCATAGCAGAAAACGCTGCTGGCGGAAAAGAAATAATGAAATATAAACCAAAAATCACAGAAGAAGGTATTTTACAATTAGAACAAATTGTTAAAAATTTACAAACTGGTGGTAAAACAGCAAGAGATTTAAACGCACAAGGTGGTCGTATAGGTTTGAAAGGTGGAACAGGATCTAAGATTCTTAATTTTTTAAAACCTTTTGGTGGAGAGACAAAAGGCGGAAAACAACTTGAAGGACTTTTATATGGTTCAGAAGGTATAGGTGAAATATTAAGATTATTATCTTCAAGTGGAATGTTTGCAGAAGGTGGAGACGTAGAACCAGTAGCTAAGAAGACTATGCCACTATTAGATATGGGTGGTAAAGAGATGGATCTTAGAGATGATGGTGGATTTGTACCAATAGGTAGAATGGAAAAGGCTGACGATGTGCCTGCAAGATTATCAAAGAATGAGTTTGTATTTACAGCTGATGCTGTTAGAAACGCCGGTGAAGGTGATGTGGACAAAGGCGCAGAAGTTATGTATAATATGATGAAGAACCTCGAATCCGGAGGTGAAGTATCTGAAGAATCGCAAGGATTAGAAGGCGCAAGAGAAATGTTTCAAACATCTAAAAGATTAGAGGAAGTATTATAATGTCTGTTCAAACAACAAGAAATTTACCCGCACAATTCGTAGAAGATTTAGGTGTAGATCTAGCGCAACAAGTTGTAGCGCAATCAGGTGTACCCGTAGTATCAACAGGTTTAGCAGGAATATCACAGCAGACAGGTGAGTCTGATGCAGATTTTAAAGCAAGACAACAAGCGGCTCAAGCATTTACAACAAGACAACAAAATTTAGCGGGCCTTGCACCACAAATAGCAGGTTTAACAGATAGAGAAAAAGAAGCTAGAAGAATAGCAGATGCGGGTGTTGGTTCATTTAGACCTTTTATACAAGATGCACAAACTTTAACAGGTGCAGGTGCTGGAACAGGAGCAGGATCTGTTCAAGAGTTTATGTCACCATATCAGCAACAAGTTATTGATACATCATTAGCTGAGTTTGATAGACAAGCAAAGGCTCAAGAACAAAGAATCAGAGATCAAGCTGTTGCATCAGGTGCTTTTGGCGGTGGTAGAGAAGGTGTTCAATTAGCAGAGTTTCAAACAGGTTCAGATAGAAATAGATTAGCACTAGAAGCAGGGTTAAGACAACAAGGTTTTCAACAAGCAGTAGCAAGAAGAGATAAAGCTTTTCAAGATCAATTAGGTTTAGCAGGTTTAGTTCCATCATTAACATCACAAGATGTTGCTTCACAAGGTCAACTAGGTGGAATAGATAGAGGTTTAGCACAAGCTGGTTTAGATGCTACAAGAGAAGCTACAAGACAAGCAACATTCTTACCACAAGAACAATTAGATAGATTCGCAGGTCAAGTAACAGGAATTATGGGAGGATACCCTGCACAGTTCCAAACAACAAACATACCTAACCCTACACCATTACAAACAGCACTAGGAGTTGGTACAACACTTGCTGGATTATACACAGGATTTAATCCACCAGTACAAAGATTTCAAAACGTAACATAATGATAAGCAGAACTTTAAAAAGACCGATGTTTAGAATGGGTGGTTCATCAGGAACCGGTATTACATCAGGGTTAGATAACACACAAGAGTTTAGACCTGGCTTTAAATCAGGAACAACTAAGTATGGAATGGGTCAAGGAGACATGTCTAATATTACTGGTATATTTCCACCAAGAGCAACATTTGCATCTGATATGATTGCAGCAAATAGATCAACAGCAGAAGCACCCGCTTTTAATGAAGAGGCAGACGCACAAAGAAAAATAGATATGTTCAATAAATTTGCACCAAGAGCAGCTACACCTTTTGGACCAGGTAGTCTTTCAGGTTTTTTAACAAGCACGGGATTAAATTTATTATCTGCAACACCAAGAGGTAATATATTTGCAACAGCTGCAGGAGCTGCAAAAGATCCTTTTGATGCATTTACAACTGCAAAAGGTAAAGAATCTACAGAAGATAGAGCACTTAAACTGGCTGCTTTAGAAGCCTCTATGTCAAGAGGAGAAAAATTAAGTGATATAAAAAGTGCACAAGAATTTGAAATAAAACAATCTAAACAAGCTGTGTTAGATGAAAAAGCTCTTCAAAAATATATTTATGACAGAAAAGCAGACATTGAAAAAATAGAAGGTGACTATGAAGTAAAAGTAGCAGAACTTGATGGTTCTAAAGATAAATTAAACATAGAGGTCACAAACGACTTAATTACTAAAGCATCACAATCTATATTCGATACAAGACAAATATTAGATAGTGGAGTTAAAACAGTTGATGGTGAAATAGTACCTCTGTCAGAAACTGATAAATTACAATTAAATGAAACTATAAAACAAAATCAATTATTTTTAGAAAGTAAATTAGGATTGCCTCCAGAATATGTTGCAGTGTTAAATGATGAGATGAGATATAATAATGCTAAACAAACAGCTATAAAAATAGAACAAAAGAAAAGAGAAGACGCGTGGCTTAAAGCTAATCCACAAAAATCAGGTGAAAAACCTCAAGCTTATAGAAACAGAATGTTAACAGCGGTTGGTGAAATTGATGAATTTTCATCAGAAGCAGACGCATTAACTCAAAAATACGTTCGTGATCAATTCTATACTTATGCTAGCGGTGGTAGAGTTGGTTATCAACAAGGTGGAGGTGCTGACATGGCTCAAGAACCAGCTACCATGACACAACAAACACCTGTTCAAGAATTATCTTATAACGAATTGAGAGCAAGATTACCTAAAGATATAGACAATGAAATAGTTGTATTACTTGCTAATAGTAAGCAAGCTTTATTAGACTTTGCAAACATTCAAACACAAGAAGATATATCCTCATTTAATCAACAATATGATGTAAATTTGACGTTACCACAGGGAGCGTAACATGGAACCCTTTAAAAGAGACCGAAGTAGAATTTTAGATCCTAATGATATCAATCAAACAATAAAAAAAACATTAACAAAACAAGAGAAACCTGTAAAATTTACTTGGGAAGGTCTTAAAAATTTTAGTTTGTTATTTGAAACAAATCCTTTTGATAAATTAAAAACAGAAAGACTTAAAGAATTAATGTCTGGCTCAAAAGCCAATGAAAAAGATTATACAGATTTTTTTGAAGATATGGAAAAATCCGTATACGGTGCAGTTCAAAATATAGGTTATTCAATTGGTGACATCATAACAACAGGTGTTGACATGGGTGCTGCTGTTGCCGGTAAAGAAACAAATTTAACGGAAAAATTAACAGAAGTTTATGAAGAAAATAAAATAGAAGAACCAGAAACATTATTAGGTTCCTTAAATAAAGTTTTAATTCAATACGGTGTTCCTGGTGGTGCTGTGTTCAAAATAATGAACAGAGCAAAAAAAGTAATAAATAAAGGTAAGAGAATTATAAAGCCAACAACAAAAATTGAAAAAGGAACACAAATAGCTAAACGTGCAGGATACATGGCAACTGCTTTTGGAGCCACAGATTTTTTAGCAGCAGAACCAGGTAGAGGAAACTTAGTAATGGATGCTGCTGCAAGTGCAACAGGAGTAGAAGGGTTAAGAGAAGAGGACACAGAAGGTTTAACTGGATCAGAACTTGCTTTTGCTAGATTTAGAAACAGATTAAGATATGGAGCAGAAGGTAGTTTAATAGGAGGTGGTTTTACGTTAATGGGTAAACCAATTGCATTTGGTGCAAAGTATGGTTTGTTTGTACCAGCTGCTGCTATTACAGGAGCAGGTTTGAAATATGCTGTTAGCCCTACCATAGATGCTTTTTCTTACGTAGCTTCAAGAGCAATTCCAACTCCCGTTGTAAAAGCAATAAAAAATTCTGGAAGCTATGCTATAGACAAAGCTCTTGCACCTTTAAAAGTAGGCACAGGTGCAAAACAATTACCTGAATTTAAAAAATGGAGATTGTTTGATATAAAAAGCAGTGACCCTCTTGAAAGAAGATTAAAAAGTATAGACAACAAATTATCTCTTTTTAGATCTGTAGGTAAATTAACAGACAATACTTTTGAAATATCAACAAGAGCAAAAAAAGAAATAATAGCTCAAAAAAGAACAATTGAAAAAGCTTTAGATTCTATAGAAAGAAAATCTTATGATTTAGCAAAAAGTTTTGAAAATCAATATAATAGCATGACTTCATCTCCTGCAAGTCAAGATTATTATTTGGATAAAGTATTGGCTTTTTTAAAAGGTCAAATAAAAAAACAAGATCTACCTGTAGAATTACAAGAATCAGCTCAATTTTTAAATAAAGAATTATTTAATATTAGAAAAGATTTTGCAAGTTTGTTGCCTAAAGGAGATTTTAAAAATTTTATGTTAAATAATCTTAAAACATATATGAGAAAGTCTTTTGCTACATTCACAAACCCTGAATATCAAGCTAGTGATAAATTAAAACAAGCAGCCTCTAAATGGATATTGGAGAACGTTGTTAAAAAAAATAAAGATATTAGAGAAACTGCCATTGAAACTATAAAAAAAGGTAGCACAATGACAGACGAAGAAGCTTTTAAACAGATGTCAGAAAATTTAATGAATAAAATATTAACACACACAAAACAAGACGGTATAGATCCATTAAAGTTGTTAAAAGAAATTTCTAGAAATACTTTAAGATCAGATAAACTAATAAAAACAGGAGAAGAATTACCTGATGTTATAAAAAAATTATTAGGTGAAGAAAACAATTTAAAGTCTGCTGTTTTACAAACAACTTCACATGCGATTACACACACAATTAATAAACAAACTTTAGACAAATTAGCTAAAGTTGGTTTGGAAGAAGGTTGGTTATTTAAAAATCAAGCAGCAGCAGATGCAAAAAAAATGTTTAGTGTAAATAAAGCGATAGGTGAAATAAAAGGTATTGGATTATTAAAAAGTCCTATGGAAAAATTATTTGCTTCTGCTGATATGACGGCAGCTATAAAAGGTGCACCAGGTAGATTTGATAGTTGGTTGCAAGCGGGTATTTATAGAAATATTTTACAATTTAAAGTTGCCACACAGTTTGGTAAAACAGTTTTATCTCCGGTTACACAAGTAAGAAACGTCACATCTGCAAGTATGTTTCCGTTAGCTAACGGTCACATAGGTGGTAGAGCCTCTGTTACAGAAGCTTTAAGAATGACAATAGACGATATATTTGGTGCAGGTAAAATTTTAAATGAAGAAAAATTTATTAAAAATATAGAAAATAAAATTAGACTTGGAGTGTTGGATGAGAACGTTGTAGCTTCAGAATTAAAAGCAGTTCTACAAGAAATAAAAGCCGGTGCAAAAGTAAAAAATATAGATAGTTTAATTAATAGATTAGCTAGTACTAAGATGGCAAAAACAGCTACACGAATATATGCTGGAGGTGACAACCTTTGGAAATGGTACGGACATGAATATGTAAAATCTCAAATGAGAGGTATATATAATAGTGTTGATGATATTGCTAAATGGTATGATGAAATTGTTGGCAGAAAATTTGATAAGTTTAATACTTTTACAGGTAAAGCAAAAACATTTGATGATGCGATAGATGAAGCAGCTGCCTGGCAGATTAGAAACACTTATCCAACGTATAGTTTGGTCCCTCAAATCATACAAGATTTAAGAAGATTACCTTTTGGTAACTTTGTATCGTTTCCTGCAGAAATGATTAGAACAACTTACAATATATTATCTCTTGGTGCAAAAGAAGCCTTGTCATCTAATGCAAAATTAAGACAAATTGGATACAGAAGATTAATTGGTGCATCTACTGTTTTAGGAGGAGCCGAACAAGGGGTATCTGCTCTATCTCAAAATTTAACTGGAACTACAAAAGAACAAATAGAAGCTTATAAAAGAAGTATATCGGCCCCTTGGAATTCAAGAGCAGCTATACTACCAATTAATAAATGGAAGGATGGTGTAGGGAAAGCAATTAATTTTTCTTATTTTAGTCCTTATGATGTAATTACTCAACCATTTCAAGGTCTTATAAAATCAATAGAAGAGGGTAAAATAAAACAAAGAGAAGTTGATGATGTTTTATTTGATATAATAAATCCTACCGGAGACGGGTTTTTTGGAAAATTATTACAACCATTTATTTCTGAAGCGATAGCTATTGAGAAATGGAATGATGTTGCACCTGCTGGATTTTTTACTGGTGGTAGAGGTGGTATAACAAAAACAGGCTCTAAAGTTTATTCAGAAAACGACGATTATGACGTTAAAATAACAAAAAGTATAGCTCACATACTTAGAGGTGTTAGACCAACAGCTATTGATACAGCTGAAAAATTAAAAGAAGGTTTAGAAAAAGATATTAAAAGAGGTGGTCAAATTGTAAATTTACAAGATGAACTTCTTGCATTGCTTTCAGGGGTTAGAATTATTAACGTAGATGTTCCAAGAAGTATGGAGTTTAAAATAACTGATTATATACAGTCAACTAAAAAAGTTACTGAATCAGAAAAATTTTATAGTTTAGCAAATTTTAGACAAAGAGGACCACTGGTTATGGCCGATGAGTTTAAAGATATACAAGAAGAAAATTATAAGATAAATCAAAATTTTTATTTTATAATTCAAGATGCTCTAAAGACAGGAGTTCCTAAAGATGTAATATATAGATTATTAAGAAAAAGAAAAATTCCTGCTAAAAAAGTTAATAAATTATTACGTGGAGAAAATATTCCTTTTACTGCATATGATAATCGTATGAAATTAAGAGTGCTTCAAGCTCAAAAACAAGCAAAACAATTAGGAGAGGGTTCAGCTATACGTGAATATTTTTATCCTAGAAATTTATTTCAAAGTATTGTTAATCAATACAGAAATAAAAGTTTAATACCAGAGCCTAAACAAGAGGAGGATCAAGAATTAATAGATTTTCAAAAAAGAATTGAAGATATTTCTAATCAACAATCTAGTCTACCAATACAAACACCACCATTAGGTCCAACACCTATGCCTAACAATAGATTATTTGCGAAAACAAATGTGAATCCAAATACTAACTTGACACGTACACAGACTGCGTTACTATCGCCAGAAGAGCAAGTTATTGCTAGCAAGAGAACTTAATGCCAAACGGAGATAAACTAAAACCCAAAACTACTAGAGAACATTTACTCTCTATCTATGGATATATAACAGGATTAAAAAACGATGTTAAACATATGCACGAAGGTATACACGATTTGGGCGGTAAGATAGACAAGATCTATTGGGTGTTATTGGGTACTGTTGGGGCAGTATCACTTCTGTTATTAGAAAAAGTTTTAGACAAAGGATTTTTCTTTTAATGAATCTTTCACGTAACTTCAGTCTTCAAGAGCTGATCAAATCAGATACAGCTATACGTAGAGGTATTGATAATAATCCTAACGCAGATCAAATAGAGAAATTAAAAGCATTGTGTGAAAATATTTTACAGCCGGTACGAGATCACTTTGGCAGAGTTAAAATTACCAGCGGATATCGTAGCGCAGAATTATGTGCAGCGATAGGTAGCTCTGTAAATTCACAGCATGCCAAAGCCGAGGCCGCAGACTTCGAAGTGATGGGCACAGATAATGCAGAATTGGCTGACTGGATTCACAAGAACCTTCCGTATGACCAGCTCATCCTCGAGTTCTATACTCCAGGTGAACCTAACTCGGGATGGATTCACTGCTCATGGATCCCGGACCAACCTAGAGCATCATTCTTACATGCTTTTAAATCAGAGGGTAAAACTAAATACAAACCAGTGCTTGGTAAAGCTAAAGATATAGTTTAAATCCAATCTTTTAATTCTTCACCCAAAACTTCAGATGCAATATTTATTTTTTTACGTAAGGCTTCTACTATTTTTTCATCAACAGTGTCTTCAGCAATCAAATCAATATAGGTTACGTTTTTCTTTTGTCCTATTCTGTGTGCTCTATCTTCTGATTGCAATCTTTTTTCTAAATCATAACCATTAGAAAAATAAACAACAGTATTTGCTTTCGTAAGTGTAATACCATAGCCACCAGTTTGTGGTGTGCCTATTAAGAATCTACACTCTGGACCATTTTGAAACTTACGAATATTATCTTGTCTATCCTCTTGTGGTGTCAAACCATAGTAGTCTACAATAGAATTTTTTCCGTATTTTTCTACAACATTTTTTATAATTAAATTTACATCTCTTTGATAGTTGGCCCATATGATAACTTTACCCTCTGTCTCTTCTAATATATTCATTAATTCTTTTATTCTATTGTTATCTATTAATTGCGTAGTGCCATCATCAGCTGTAAAGTGACCACAAGTTATTTGATGTAATCTCATAAGTTGAGTTAATACCGTCATTGTAGTTGTAACTTTACCATTTAACACGGCCATAGCTGCCTTCTTCATTTGCTCGTATATTTTTCTTTGATCGTGCGTAAGAACGATATGTCTTTTAATAAAATTTTTAGGTGGTAAGTCTAAGCAATCTTCTTTTAATACTCTGTCAGAAAATGTTTTTACAGTCTCAGACAACTCACCAAGATTCTTAAACTCACTAACAACTTGTATTGATCTACCATGTATATGCATGGTCTTCATCTCTGCGTAACGATTACGAAAAGCGTAGTATGAAGTAAAATCCAGTAACCACGGATCAAGGAACTCGCATTGACTATATAAATCCAGTGGATTTTTTGTAATAGGAGAACCTGTCATGATACGTCTATATTTTGCTTGTTTACCTATGGTTATAATGTTTTTAGTTCTTTTAGCAGATGGATTTTTTATCGTGGTAGACTCATCGATTGCCATTAAAGTATTGTGGGATAATAAAAATTTTCTAGCAAAATTTACACCTTTATCTGTGGATAAAGCTTCTACATTCATTATTAAAATATGTAACGATGTTTCATTTTGTAAAACAGAATCTAATTTTTCTTGTTGTCCTTTAGTAATATTTGCTTGCCACAACACGGTCACATTTTCTATATGATCTGCTAAATGTGTGGGGAGTTCTTGTTCGTACCAAGTCTTAACAACACCCTTTGGTGCAATAATTAAAGCACCGTCTACTTTACCTTTATCGTAAAGCATAGCTAAATTATCTATTAATACTTTTGTCTTACCCGTACCCATTTCCATAAAATAGGCAAAGTTTTCTTTGTTCCATGACTTTTCTAAAGCAGTCAATTGATGCTTATATGGTTTTGTTTTAAATTTATAATTCATAATTTTCTTCTTTCTATGGGTTGACATATAATCTAGGATGCCTTATATGTCAAGGCATAATGTCAGAAAGAAAAGTTTATGTAATACAGCATATTGCTGGAACACAAGCGGGCAACCCTAAAATAAATATTATAGGTGCACAAAAATATGGTGACTTTAAATTTTTATTACCGGAGTTTTCGCAAATGATTTTTTCTCCTGGTCCTTTAGTTTTTAAATTAAGACAAGGACTAAAAGATTTTAAAGAAGGAGATCATTTATTATTAACAGGTGATCCTGCATTAATCGGTGTTGCATGTTCTATTGTATCTGATATTACAAACGGTAAATACAATTTACTAAAGTGGGATAAGCAAGAAAGAAAATATTATCCCATATCGATTAATTTATATGAGAAAGGAGAAATCGATGAATAAACTAACACAAGAAATAGACTTTGAATCAGATCAACAAGATGCAATGAAAAAGACTGAGGGTATTCAGTCTCTTGCTGATCAAGTCGAAAAGTTAGAGTCTTTAAATTCAAGACTAGAACTTCAAGAACAAAACCTTAAGAACACCAAGGCAGAAATACAAAAAGTTTCTGGAGACATTATACCGACTATGATGTCTGAAATGGGTTTATCAGAACTTAAACTACATGATGGATCTCATTTAAAAGTTTCAACGTCGTACAAGGCCCACATTAGTGAGGCAAATAAAGAGACGGCGTTTAATTGGCTTCGTAACAATGGACTAGGTGATATTATTAAGAACGAGATCTTGGTATCATTTGGTCGTAACGAAGATAACAAGGCAGCAGAATATGCTGAACTTGCGAAGGGTCAAGGGTTCCAACCGACACAAAAGATGAAGGTAGAACCCATGACTCTGAAAGCGTT